GGAGTATATTCCATTTCTTTGGGACAGTTTTCAGGTGTAGGAATTCAATACACAACTCAGGAGTAATGCCCTCCATAGTTATACTGGAGGCAATACGGTTTAAAAACCGTGTGAGAATAGGATCAAGTTTCTGAACCTTATCTCGAAACCAAGTTGTGATCTTTGACGAGCTCGTACATGCCTTCTTTGTTGACAATTTATAATCAACATGTGCAAGGTGCAGTGGGCATCCAATGTTGCTCTTCTTTCCAAATCGCGCATGTAGAATAACATCATCTTCGGGATATTCTCCGAGGACATTCTTCACGATCTTCCGTGCTTCCTTCAACACCAGTTTTGTTGTATATTTCTGGTAGAGCGGTTGGGCAAGTCTTTCTTGGGTATCGAAATACCCTTGTAGTGTCCGTTCCTCTAGCTCTTGTTGAGAGTAGACATCGCGTTCGAACTGGTACTTTGACAATAAAGCAGACAATTGGGCTTCCCTCTTGAAGATCCAGGGGGCCGCACCAAACGCCGACGGAGTCGGTTCATCTCTAAATTGTTTAAGATCCGTATGGAGCAGTAATTCGCTACCACTTCGAAAATTCATACCAGTTTCACGGAAATCCCTAATTAAGTGAGTGTATAGCAGTTTCGCCAATACATCGGTGTCATACTTCCTCATTTAGAACTACCTCATGTTTGATGGTTATTCTTATCAGACGTGGTTACATATCGTCTGACTCCCCCTTGTGCATCTGCTTGAACGTGTCAAGTACTTCCTCATCAGCTTTGAGCTGACGGTAGGTAACGACCGCTAGAGCGAGTGCTTTCAAGATACCCTTAAGTAGGGCGGGGGCATTCAGAGCTACAAATTTTAAAGGAGTCATCGTATATCCTAATTAAAGGTTTAACTCAGATTTCCAGTTTTGAAGAAGGGCAGAAGGTCCGCTGAACGCGGGATCTGCGCCGAAATGAACAACATATCGTCCACTTCTGCTTCGGTTTGCTCTGGATGTGACTCAATCTCGTAACGGACTAACGGATAAACCGTCTTTCCGGACGCTAGGACTTTTGGAAATATCTTAGTCACTTTGCGCCGAGATTTGCTAAAGTCGCCATCTGGTTGTAAGGCAGCTTTCTTATTTACCATGGTCATGCTACGACGGATTCTAACATCGAATTCCGCAGCATCCTGAAC